TGGGCATTAGCTAATTCATATACTCGTACTCTACCTGAATTAATTCCAGTATCATCGCTTAGTGATGCACCAATAGCAACAACAAAGCCATCTTCGCTTATGGCATTTACTCCACTAAAATCATTTAAAGATTCTCCGTAAATTGTTTGACCAATTTTTAAATTATCTGGCCCGTTAAATGTATCTCCATCTGTTTGATAATATTTTAAATCATCATTAGTAATAAGATTCAATACTGGATCGATTTCATGTAAGTAAACATCTTTTCCATTAAACTGAATAAGACTTTTTTTCCACCTTCCGTTATATGTTCTACCTACGGGTGATATGAAATCAAGCATATGATCGTATTTGTCTTGATCTCGTATCGAAGTTAAAGCAACTGTGCTTGAATCAATAAAATTAGAAAATATAAGCGACTCGTTATCGCTCGGGTCAATAGAAATAGTAGGCTCTTTTATATCGCTAAATGATCTACCAATTTTATTTGTTGTATTATTAAAAAATAGCTCGTGCGAATTTAAATCTGAATAATTTTCTGATAAAGAAAATAGAGGTTGAAGGTTTGTGTTTTCTTTACTGAATTTGGGGAATGAACGAATAACAAATGTGTGTTCTTCTGTGTCAAGAGGAATATTTGGATTATTACCTATAAGTCCAAAATCTAAGTAGGATCTTTTGCCGTCGAGCTTTATTAATTTTTGAAGGTCATTAAAGCGAGCACCTTGCATAAACCTACCTCGAACAGGTTTTTTAAATAAAGTAGAGTCCCACGTTTCATTACTAGCATTTAAATTTTTCTTTGTATCTAAATCAATAGATAATCCAGAAATCTTAGGGGCATCGGCATAACGAACTGTTGTTTCAATACTACGAACCGTTGCCTGTCCTAGTGTTACATTATTATCATCTTGTATTCGAAATAATAGACGACTATAATCTATTCCTAAGGTTTCAAGAGTAGTAGATGCTGTAATAGTTTGAGTAAAATCGTCATTCTTTTTAACCCACTCTCCAGAAGAAGCTTCAAACAATCTTTCTCTTGGATAGGATACCTCTATAATTGCATCAAAGAAGAGACGGAAAAACGTTGTAATACTTTCTTCTGAACCCTTAAGTGTATAGTATTGTACAATTTTTTTATACAAAGACACTCGATCCATCACTGAAGAATCAGGAATATTTTTAGCAATTTCTCCTTGAATTCCATCTAAATATTTTTCTGATACCTTATCAATATCGTGTTCATCAATAATACGATTTGTTTCATATGTAGGAAGACCTACGGTATTAAGATGCTCGTAATAATCTTTAATTAATGCTACAAAGCTTTCTGAGCTAGCTCTTAGCTGTTCAGGAATAAGTTCTTCAACACGAAGAGATTCTGTATTTGATGCATTATTGCCAAATGGATCAAAATCTCTCCTACTTGCAGCAACTGAAATAACTGGTTGAGATATCTCTGTCGAGAAATTTGTATATGAAACTACAGTATTATTAACATTATATGTTGCATATTTTTCGTATGATAAACCGCCATAACTATTCGCTCTTGGAGGGCTAGGAACAGCATGATTTGTTTCGCCCTCAGGCATGTAAAATGTTTCATCTAGTCCTTCGAACGTATGCACGTGCCATAATCCATTAATTAAGGATAAGTCAGTGTAAAGTGGATAGAAATATCCAACTAATCCGGCAGTATTACCGCTATTACTTTGTCCCTCTAAAAAGTAGACTGAACCAGCGGCAGTAGATGAAGATGCAGGTGATGTAGTAATCGTGTTACCCGCATTCGCCACGTAATTACTAGTACCTGATGTCGTCGGCGTTGAACTAGTACTACTCGATGTTGACGTCGTTGAACTAGTACTACCCGATGAATAACTGCCTGAAGAAGAATGATATGACATAATTTTTAATTCTAATAGGAGCTATTATTAGATGATGATGCTGATGAAGAACTGCTATTACTAGTCTCTGCAGAATTGCGTTGAGTTGATGCATCAGTTCTCCTTTCTCGTGAAAATGGTGTATAATCATTAACTCCAGAAGAACCAGATACTGCTATTGTATCAACTTCTGGAGTAATATTTGTTTTTCCAATATCAATTGTAAGAAGTTTATTTCTTTTTGATACAATATCGTTTGATGCTGGTGAAACATATATTTTTACAGTCTCAGATTTATTAATAGGTAATACATCAATTGACAATAATCCAGTATCTGTATTAAGAATTCCTACGTTAAAATATAATATTCTTTCTATTCCATCAGCGCCAGTTGTAAATGCAGATATACGTCTTTCATTATCAGAACCAACTATAGGAAAATCCTTTAAACTAAGACTTACACCGTCATACGTCCATGCGTCTGAACTCAAACATGGTTCATCTTGCCCAGGATCACAGAATATTCCCATTTGGAAATCAATCGGAGTAGATGTAAGTTTACCATATTCAAGTACTGCTGTTTTATATACAAATACTCGAACAAATGAGTTTATAATTGATATGTCTAAATTATCTATTAATCCTAGCAATTCAGAATACCTAAATACTCCGTCGAACTTTTGTAAATTGTTTGTATTAAAATCAGCCAATAATTCTTCGATAAGTGTAGAAAGTTGCCCTGTTGATTTAGAAGTTCTATTTGAATCGTATTTAAATAATACATCGAGATAAACGTATGTAAAATCAGGATCAATTATAACCGGTTGAATTCCAATAACGCGTTTTGATTCAAGCTGTTCCAGAAGGTATATCTTATCCAAATCAGTTAAAGCTGGAGCATCATATGGTTTAATTGATGCGTATACTTTACCGTATTGAGGAGGATCGTTATCTTCTCCACCCCATACCGATACGGTTTCAATGTTATTTAGAATCTGGTTAATTAGTGTCTTATAATCTCCTGAAGTAACAGCTCTATTTTGGCTTATAAATGATAGAGGTGCATTTTGACGAATGCTTTCAATATCTTCTTTTTCACTACCATTTGAAGCTCTTGATAAAACTGTAATACTAGGAGAAACCGAACCAGGACTTGTCCACTCGAATACAGCAGCTCCATTACCATCACTTCCGTTAGTACTTAAATACTTAACTTTAATTACATTAAGAGATGCTGGTTTTTTGCCAAAAATATTATCGCCAAATTGAATTTCATAATTACCGCTATAATTTTCATTAATAAAATATGCTGCAGTAGATGGACCAACATTCGAAAGACTTTCAAACAACGAGAATGTTTCAACAGATGTCGAATATGCATTATCAAATACATCAACCGTCATTATTTCTAAATCAACGCTTGAATCTTCAATGATGTATTTCTGTTCTAATTCACCAGATTCAACAATAAAAGTAAGCTCTTTCATTTTACCTTGATATATAGCAACCTCCTCGAAAACATATCGATCATTAATTTCATCATAAACGGACGTATAATCGTCTACTGTTATATAGGTATATGTTACATCATCAATTGAAGCAGTAAGTGTTTGTCCTTTATAAAGTGTATATGTAGAAAGCTTGCGATTGGCAGATCCAGCAAATACCATAGAAATTGTTGCCATGGCTGCCGATTTACTTCTTGGTGTGTATCCTAAAAGCTTTGCTCGAGAAACAACATTTGCTCTAATTTGTGCAGAATCAATGAATGATTCGTTCATTGCATTATGCGCTACGACCGCATTATAATGTGTGTTATATGCGAGTATGTCTAAAAGGTGATTAAGACCTGAACCCTCAAAATCCCAATCACTATACTCAGAGTCTGGATTGTTTCTAAAATAGGCTTTAAGGTTGTCTTTGATCTGATCAAAGTCTAGTTCTGTAACATTAAGTTGTTTCATTATCGTAAGCGTTGTAAGTAAAAATTAATTTCTTCTCTTCTTGGAGAAAATATAACATTAAAACCAATTGTTATTTCGTATGAGTTTCTTTCTGAATTATCTGTTACCTGAACGGTATGATCAGTGGTGCGAGGCTCAAATCTTTTTAAAACCGATAAGATTTCTTCTTCAATTGCTTTTGCTGTAAAGTTATCAGCTGGTTCAAATAACAGAGCAGTTACATCTGAACCAATTTCTGGATGAAATGGACGTTCATTAAAGTTAGTTAGAATTAAATTCTTAACTGCGTGTTTGACTGCTTCTAAATCTTTTATTCCTGATATATCTTTTAATATCGGATGGACACCGCTAAAAAACATAGGAAAATCTCTATACAGCGTTTGTGCAACTTTTCCTTGTGCTGGATTAATATCTGATAGTGCCTTCGACATATAGTCTATTTATACTAATTAAGGAAGATATTCGGTGCAGTAGTTACCTGATTTCCGCCGTATGCTTCTGTACATGTTCCACCGCTTGTCTCGGTAATAGTTGTTCCAATATTAACAGTCTGATCTAACTGCACTCTATGGATATGTTTACCACCAATATGCTCGAACTTATTACCAGTGACTTGAACATTCCAGTCACCTATAATTTTAGTATTGCATCCTCCATCAATTGTAAGATTACACCCACCTTCGATATAAACATTTTCTCCTTTCGCAACAACCCTATAGTTTTTGCCAACGATTACTTCTGTTTTATCGCCGATTGGAGTAACTTCAGTGTATGTTCCAGTACGGTGGATAGTAGATATTCTTTCTTTTCCTGGAGTTACATCATACTCAACAATGTGCCCAGCTTCAACTGTATCGTCTGCTCGTTCATAAGCAGTCACATGATTTTGAGGATATGTGGGAGTCATTACATCATCAATAGCTGGAAATATCCATGCTGCCGGTAAAGTTCCTGCTTTTTCAGGAGCTCTTACTTTTTGAGCTATAGTTATTTTTGGATCATACATATCTCTTAAAGATTTCTTTTCTGTATAACTAAATCCTTGTTTATATTTTTCTTCTATAACCTGTGCAGAGACTGGTGTATCAGGTTTATCAAGGTG